GGCGTGCTTTACTTCAATCCCACGATAGTTGTTGTCAAATACTGCATCAACCGTTGTGGTTGTAGGCTGTAAGATGCGTGTGTCACCGGCTTGCGTAATTCGTGTGTCACCGGCTTGCGTAATTCTGATATCAGTGCTGTCGATAACACTTACTTGCGCTAACGCCTTGCCGGAACGAAAGCCCCTGTTCTCAACAGTCAGCACTTCATCGCAATCGGCTGTTTGTTTGACATAGACATAACCCAACTCGGATAAGGTCGCTTTACTGACTTCCTGCATCGCCCGTGTTTTATCGCGCAAGGTGTCAAACACGCTTTTGAAGGTTGACCGCCCCGTGCCATATGATACAGAAAGCGGTTGAATCGGCATGTTTGCGAGAATGAGCGCGACCACCTGCTCCAGTCGTTTGTCAGTGGTATAGGCAGGCAGGTCGAGTTGGTGAATAGCCATCTGCTCCATGTAATCGAGCACCTTCACCCGCGTAACCGTCATAAACTGCGTTGTGCCAATCTCGATACCATTAGGCGGCACAACGCCACAAAAGCGAGTGCGAGTGCGCCCCTCGTAGGTCAACCGCAGCCGGAATTTCATCCCCGACTGGAATCCCGACATACAATTCGCGTGACCTGGAGTAAAGAGATTATTCACGTTGTGCAGAACAAGCGTGAGTTGTCCGGTTGAAGCGACTCTGTCAATTGGGTTCGAGCCTCGGATTCCCATCGAACCAGTGATACCAGCCGCTTGAAGTCGGTAGGCGTTCAGATCAACCCACCCGCCATTCAGGTAAAACTCGCACGCTATCGAGTCGTATTTCATTATGCACCCACCATCAACAAGGCGTCTCTGACCGCCAGCGCAATATCAGACGCGGTAGGCAACCTTCCGAGTGCTGCTAACAGATCGCCGTTGCCGCCTAATAGCTCCAACAGCTTATCGTTCGATATAATCTGCCCGCTCTCATTTGGCATAAACAACTCCGGTCCGCGCTCTCCAACGATGTAAGGCGTATCTGCCATGAAATAACCGCCTGAAGCACCGCCGCCATGAGGCGGGGGTGTCGACCCCGTGTAATTCTCATACGGATCATAGTTGCCACTTGTTTCATAATAAGTTCTTACAAACACGCGTTGCTCCTTATCAAGCAGAACGTATTGCTCTAACAAGTCGAAAGTGGCAAACGCAGCGGTAGCGTCTACGGTTACGTTGCCGGTCTTTTCGTCAATCTCCAGCCCATTGATTGTTTCAATTGCATTGCCATAAGCCTTCATTGCCGCCTTCGCGCCCTCTTCGGACATGTAGCCCATGTCAATTGCCATCTGCATATAAGCACCGAGTTCGGCTTGCGTAACCCCACCAACGGCAATGGTAGCCTGGAACATGTCCAGAGTGACGCGGTCGGCAAGTTCTGCCATACTCGCGTCAATGCCAGCAATGTTCGCGTCCAAGTCTTTTACTTTTTGACTTTGCTCACTCCAGCCCTGATTGATAAGCTTTTGCCGCTCAATCTGCAAAGTCTCTTTTTCTTCCAGCATATCGGTATATTTATAAGCCAGATCAATAATGCCTTCATAATTGCCTTCGAGCGAAGTGATATTCTCAAGTTCGGCATTCAATTTGGCTTGCGCTTCAGCAGCGGCAATGGCCGCATTTGCCGCCTCCAGTTCCGCTTCGGACAGTCCCTCGGTAGATTCGGCGGCATCACCATTTGTTTTGTTTAATATACCGAGCATGAAGTTAAGCTTTGAAACGTATTCAGTATAAGTACCAGTGCTTGTAGAAACATTGTCAAGAATAGATTGATATTCCCCCGCACTTATTTTTTGATTATCAAAGGCTTCTTTTGCAGCGGCAAGAACCGTGTCTTGCATTTTCATTAATTCGGTAGGTTGCCCTGCCAGATTATTAATAACATCTGTCAACGCAGGTACAGCAAACTGCCCGATTTTATTTTTTAATCCAACCCACGCATCGCCAAGAGCATCAAGCGCGTCTTTATATTCCTTAGCCTGCTGAGCCGCTTCAGCCGTCACAACAAGACTATCTGATATGCCATCTGTTACATCACGGATTGCTTCCCCACCTGCCAGCAGGAATGGCATCATATCGGCATATGATTTTCCGAATATCTCCGATGCCTTAGCCGCCCTTTCAGCAGGGTCTTTAATTGTCAGCAGTTCATCAGACAGCGCGGCGATGTTATCGATGGTAGGCACGAATCCATTTTTAAGCGCCATTTCCATCGAGCGCTGCATGGTTTCCATCGGCACGCGAAAATCGTCGGCAGCCTGGGTAAGCCGGCTCATTTCTTCGGTTGTAATGCCTGCCATTTCTGCGGATAGGCGCATGGTATCTGCGTAGTCCGCCCAGTCCGTGATTGAATCTGCCACGCCCTTCCCAAGCTTATATATAGCGGTAGTAAGCGATAAAGTGCCAATGACTTGCTTTGCCATTTCGCTGCCGAAACCCTGCAGCGACTGTTTGGCGCTTCCAAGTCCCTTATTGAGCTGATCGGTGTTTACGCCAACTGTCGCAAAAAGCGATGCGATATTTATGGCCATTAGCGGCTCCTCTTGTTTTTACTGTTCATAAAGCCCCGTGCTTTCGCCTTGCCATCCCGAATTTGAATCCAGTCATTCCAGTCCTTTACTGACAGCGCGTCTACCTGGTCAAGCGTCCAGCCGGTTTCCTGTACCATTTCCCAGCGCCAAAATTCAGGCGGCATGGAGTCAGCCATCCCAATCATGCCCAGGTAGACGCGCCCGCTTAGTTTTTTACGTCATCGAGTTTTCGACTTTCAAAGTAAGATTTCCAAAAACCGGCACCGACCTTGTAGTAGTCAATAGGGTTGAGATTGGCCATCTCATCAGCGGTCATGCCAACTGTTTTACCAACAATCGTGTCGCTGATCTCAACATCCAAATCTTTCTCGGCCAGTTTGCGTAATTCGACCTGGGTTATTTTTGTCCAGTCGTACTCTATCTGCGCTCCGTTCGACAGTTCAACCATATCAGCTCCAAGCCCCGTTACTCTGGAAGGTGCAATTGACAGTCACCACGTCTGCATAAGGCGTGTCGAACGTTGCCCCCATCGAAATAGCCGTGTAAGCTTTGCTCAACTTGCCGCTCGCAGTGCCTTCGGGCGCAACGGTCAGCGTGCCTTGTACGCCGGCAGCCAGTGCAGCATACAATGCAGTCCCAGCAGTCCCGGAAGGGAACAGACCGGAATAGTCAATGGTCGCGCTTTTGATGGTGGGGATGTAGGTTTTGTGAGTGTCAGACCCAGCGGTTGTTTCGGCTGTATCCGTGTTTTCCTTGATTGAGACGCTGCGATAATCGCCAGACAGATTGATAGTTCCAGCGCTTGATGCCCAATTGATGTAAGCATCTTTTCCAGTAATGTTATTTTCAGCCATTTGTTATTCCTCCGAATGATTAATCAAGCCTTACGCGGTAATAAGCCCCGCAAGACCAGGTTGCTTTCCCTGCCTCGTCAATTTCGGGCAGGACGATAGACTCTTCACGTGCCAGCCAGAAATTGTTCCAACTGGTCATGGTCAGAGTCGTTTCCAATAATTCAGCCGCATAGCCGTCCAGCGTTGCCGCCTGCTTTGCGGTGGCAGCATAAGCGCGCACATATATAACCGCGTTCACGCTCTCGTTTGGGGTCATGTTCTCATGCCCGCCAGCCACATAGCTCCACACCACGTAGGGCAACGCGCGGCCTTCCGGTGCAATGCCGTGATAGATCGCCGTGCCCCCGAGGGCGTCGATAAGCGCAGTCCCACCGGACAGCGTTGAATAAATTGCCGTGTTCAGTGCATTGATGTAGGAGGTCATTTTGTTATCAACTCCTCTTTTATCCGCTTTGTCAGCAAATCAGTCTCTGCTTCAACCGCCGGCTTCAGATACGGACGAGCTGCCATTTTCCAAGTGCCTAACTCAACATAAGGCGCGTATTCTGGATAATATTCCACGATGGCATAACCGCCATATTCCATATTTACATTGCTATTGTCACGCAAATGACCCCTTCCATCTGTTTTAGGTTTGCCGACCGGCGTTCTCATGCGCGCTTGCCCTAAAATATGCACAGCGGCTTCCCTGACAATCTTGTCGCGGTTACCAGGCAACTTCGCGATAATCTCGTTCAACTTCGTGGTGTCCAGACTAACTGAGAAGCTCATAGTACCCGCTCCATTTCGACCCGCTTGACCGCCTTCCAACTCTGCCCGTCATTGAGGCTTTTTACCGCCCATATGTAATCGCCGGACTTGACGCGGTTGGTCGAATTGATCGCGGTATTGTAGGGGATACTCAATACCGCATTGCTATAAGGTTGGATTGCGCCGCCGATTAGATTCTCGCGTCCGGAGCGATAATCAATGCGGCAATGCACATTCGCGGTTGCCGTGCCCCACGTCTCGGTAAATCCGCCCTCACTATCGGCGGTATAAGCCACGCTAAGAATGTCACAAACATCGGGCAGCAGGTCTTCTATGTCTGCCCGCATCTGCATTAGTTCACGCGCGGTCAAGCCTATCCCCATATATCATCCCTCACAATCTTTGCGGTTGAAATGCCTTCACTCGCACTGCGCTGCTGATAATAGTTTGCCATTGTCAGGTATTGCTGCGCCTGCTGGCTGCGCTTGACGGAATGCCCGTCGGTCGAGAAGTCAACCAACCCTGCCACGTGTGACGCTTTCATGCGCCATATGTCAGCCGCAGCCGCGTCCAGATCGTATGCAAAGCCGCTCCAATAAAAGGACTTGCCGCTTTGATCGTCTGTAAAACTGACAATG